AAAGCATCTACAAATGGCTGAAAATTTCCCAAAACCGAAAGTGTCTTAGCTCCAAACTTACCAGTGCGCCTTAAATAATTTGCCAATTGTTCCGCTGTTACGGTGTTCTCAGGCATTATATTATGTCCTTGCCATCATCTCCGGTGAACTTACCGGCAATCCCTGCTGGTTTTGTGTCATGTCAAACGATTCAGCGCCTAAGCTTTGATCTTGTTTCACCATTCCTAGAGCCGCCTGCTGTCCTTGAGGACCCTCATCTAAAAGAATTTCTTTTATATCTTGGTAATCAGCACCCAAAAGTTCAAATAACATTGCCATTAATTTATTTACAAGCATCGGTGTTTTTGGATTAGGAATATTCACAACCCTTCCAATCGCCTGATCTATTATACTTAATTTCTTGTTTTTACCGTGTTCCTGTTCAATGGCGGATGTGATAGGTTGGTAAGTATAATCAGGTGTAGGATCAAATAAAACAACGCCTTTAGCGCCCAACAATTTCTCCGCAGTAACAGGGTGCATAAAGCGATAGGACATTTGTAATATCATCCAGTACAAATCACAAAGGAACGTATTTTCAAACGTAAGGGATTTATAGTTCTGCCTGGTATTTGACCTCGTGTCCGCTCCGGCAATAGCGGTGGCGGTAGTAGATGCTTGTCCAACGTCACCCATTGTATTTGGAAACACAGAATTTACATTGTGCATACCTGTGATAAACATCTGTGCCTGTTGCATTGCACCACCGATATTATCACGAATCTGAAGTTCTTTTAACTTCTCAGGCCCACCTTCGATAGTCATTATATGCTCTGGTTCCATATAAAGCTGATCGTTTTCTTCACAAGCATATTTATCGCCAACAAACGTAGGTAGAGTTGCCAACCTTACCCTATCGTTAGAAATATTAATCGTGTCGTTCAGGGCAACCTGTGACTCACGGGAATACTTCCCGTCGCTCATTCCTGTGTCTTTTGTGGGGTGAATATAACAAAGACCGCGAATGATCGGTTTGTATGGGTTACCCATCGCATCAATAAACGGAGTTGGCTGAAATCTTATTAAAATAGGATTAGAACCGTGTATAAAAACAGCACTAATCCCTTCAATCAGTTCCGCGCCTTTCTTTAATTCGCCCGTATCGTCATAGGCGTAACTGGTCTTAATCGGATTCCCGTCAACGTCGCTTTCTTCGATAATCGCCCATATCTTACCATATCTAGTCAGTACATCGCCGTACTTTAAATTAGGTTTGCTAACCTTTTGCTGCTGCTGGTCCTTGTTATAAGACTCTTTTGATGTTTCTGTCTCTGGAACATTCTTTCCGGTTAAAGCGTCTTTAACTTTATCTAAATTAAAATATCCGTGAGTACTTTCTTTCTCTTTCAAAGACTCATACGATTCTTCAGACCTTACAGTAATCCACTCTTTTTGCTGAGGAGAATAACAATAAGTATTGTCCGTAAAGACGTTCCTGTTGTCGAATACTTCATATGTGAACTGATCGAAAAGAGGCAAATCTTCAACAACGTCTTCGTCTTTGAAAGTTGAAACCATTTGTCCGGTTGGTAACTGGATAGAACCACCATCAGGAACTTTCCTTGAACCAACAACGGTAGGCTTTAACTTCTGTTCCCATCCACAAACGGCATATACCACACCAGCAGTAGAGTTAATCGTTCTCGCCCGCATATACTTATGATAATGATAAAGACCGCGCCTATTTAAAGTTTTATTGAGAAGTTTTTTAACAAGAAGACATTTTTCTTTATCTTGAACATCATCTCCCTCAAGATAAATATCAACGTACTCTCTGTTGGCAAAATACTGACTAGCCCATTGAGACGATTCAGTTAAAAGAATCGCCGGATATTCAGGATAGAAAACATCGGACATCCATTCATAATTCTTTTCAGTCCCTTTGCATTCAAGAAGATCAATAACTGCATCAAAATCAGAAACTTCCTGAGACTGATTAGCTTTTGACGTCTCGTACTCATCCTTGATCCTCTTGGCAATTCCTAACTCGATGTCTTCCTTCATTAGTGTTCCTTAGTTAAGTTTAAACGGAACCGGACACATTAACCGCTTCAATTCCTCTTTGCAATCTGGACATTCTATCTTCTTGTCGCTGTCCTTTAGCTTGAGTAGAAGCTCCCATAATTTATTGCATTTCTTGCATTCATAGACATACAGTGGCAATTTTTTTGCTCCTTATGCCGCCCCTTTAAAATACTCCTTCGGCGGTCTGTAATCTTGTTTCACATGGAACTTTGCCGCAAATACTTCCGGCCTCTTCATCAAACCTTCCAGCATCGTACAAAAGTGTGACCAGCGTTGTTGTGGCGTCTCTTTGCTGTCCTTCGTAATCAAGGAAGTTCTGTCTCCCCATTCTTCCAGACGCCAGTTCTTTAGTGATAAGTGTGTTTGAGTACAATTGTCCAAAATCCATAAAGTCGGTAATCGTTTCGTTATCCCATCTTTCTTTACTTCGTTACTAAAAGGCACTCCACATAACGTTGCATTCTGTAATCTCTTCTTAATCTCGTCTCTTCCCTTCTGTGACTTCGTGTCCCAAACCTGCCAATAACCACCTGTCCCAATCCCCAGCCTCTTATATTCACTCGAAAGCCTGTTTATGTCCTCCAAAGAGCTTAAACCAGTATTCGGCTGAATCTTAGACGATAACGGGTCAATTAAACTAAGATCAAATCGGTAATCCTTGCTCCTTTCAGCCACAATCCGCATAATGTCCATTGTGACCATCTTTTCTGGGGATGGGTTAAACTCATTATAGACAAAAATCTCATCATTCGGACTGACTGCTACCCATCCTATCGCCCAGGGTGTTGACTCGTGCCAATCAATCCCTCTAAAATGCTTCCAATCGTGCGGTATTCCTTCTGGAAACCACTTATCTTCACTGATTCTATGAATCTTTTCATTATAAACCTTAAAAATATTACCAGACATCTGCCGAAACAACCCGTATCTTCTGGCATCTACTTCGTCCTCATCCGCAATCAGCCCCAAGGAATCAGAAATATACTCATCAACAGTAACTACCCGTCCCACTCTCTTGCTTTTTTCCGCCGCTAAACGCTCATAAATAGGGTTGTCATCAGTCGCAGCCATAATAACTGCTATATCGTGCTTAGAATCCTTGTGCTCAATCTCAGGTAAATCCTCCCCGAACCTTACCTTCATCCTATTCCTGACATGCTCCGTCCGATAAATGACCTTCGCCCTCTCATAGAAGTAATCAAACTCCCAACCCATCTTACCAGGAGTAGGAGTGTACGAAACAATCAAATCACCATCTGCCGCCAGCAATCTGGGAATCTGCTCCCCAAAAAAATCCATTGGTGCCGACTCATCAATCCACGTTGACCGCCTCTGAAATCCTGCTCCCCTTTGTGTTGTCTGCTGGAAAGAAACATATTCAAATGCACAAGGTTTTGTCATACATTTCTCGCCGTTCGATAGAGTTCTCAATGTCTGTGGCTGAAACCTAACAACCTTCTCCCTGGCAGTAATGTCCTTAATTAACCACGAAGGATTAAATCTTCTCTTCATAACCGGGTATTGGGTGTTTGTAATATCCTCATTCTCCGACTCTCCCGGAAGAGTCTCAGATGCCCACCTGAACGTCCGTATTTTGTCATCCGGCAACACGTTCTTGTGTTTAATAGGATGTTTCCCCCAAACTCTTAGGTAGTAATCCATGACAACAGTTTCGCCCTTACCAAATTGATTTCCAGTAAACAACGCTATAATTTTACAAGGACAGTTAATTAACCAATACCAAACCTTAGTCGGAACAAACTCTAAATACCCGCTAAAATCATTCAAAGCCTTAATATCGTCTTCGGTAAATTGTGAAAGATCATTATTATTTATCAACAAGTATGCCTATTATAAAAATATTTTTACTAATTCTTCGTTATCTGTAAATACTTGGCATAATCCTTGTGCCAGAGCCTCAACAATACGTTCTTGTTCCTTGGTGTTACCGTTTAATTCGTTTAACCCAGCAGCGCTGTCTATTGCATGGAGAATTTCATGAATAAGCGTAACCTTAACAGTGCTATCCGCCCTATGTTGATGACTATATGAATCCCTATTATCGATTCTTATTTCTAGTAAACTAGGATCTTGTTGCCCAGTTAAATCACCACGTTCCTTAAATTCGTAAGGGCAGATAACTTTATACAAATGACAACCAATCTTTAATGTCTTAGGAATGTTCATTTATGTCCTAAAAGT